AAATCTTTCTAAAAATTTCCCAAATTTATTTTCTCCAGGTAAATATAGGAAGGAAAATATGGAAAAACATGGAGATGAGTATTATTTAGAGCAACGTATGATACATCGTGGTTTGGGAATGGAGTATGATATGGAATTTCACAAACTTCAAGACGACATATTTTATAGACTCAATAAAGAGAGGTATTCCTATCTTGAAAAGTCCGCTCAAAAAAAGGAAAATTCTAAGTATTATTGGATATGTGTAAATCCTAATACAGCTGTTGTACCGCTCAGTATGTTTATTAATAAGATGGAAAAAATGATGAGTAAGAAATGGATTACTAACTATCTCTATGTATACGAACAGAGAGGTGAGGATGAGGGAGAAGCAGGCAGAGGATACCATTTTCACGCTATTATAGAGAAACCTCATAATAAATCGTATACACATATATTTCGTGAGATATCCAATAGTGTAGATGCTGTATGTGATAGCTCGAATTTTAATTATTTTGTTTTTAGCGCTATAAGTGAGGAAGAAAAGGATAGAAAGATTATATATACTACCGGTCGTAAAGCTGATTCATCTAAATGGAAGAAGCAAGATATGGACGTTGTTTGGCGTAAGAAGGTTAATTTAAAACCTTATTATAATATAGGAATCATTAAGGATGCCATTTAAGTCAAAACAAGCAAAACGTCGATATAATAACGCCAGGCGTAATACCGCCAAGAAGTATAAAACTACTCCTAAGAAAGCCAACGTAAGTGCTGCTGTTATTCAAGGTGCTATCAAGAGATATCTATATAAGCATGCGGAGACTAAAACTTCGCAGAGTGATATATCAGATTATCAACAGATACAACATAATAGTTTTATTAATATATTTCCTAACAATATTTTAAATACCACACCAGGTGTTAATGACCCTACTACAGGTAATACGCAGAACAGAATAGGAGACCAAATTACTCTATTGAAATGTTCTATACGTATGATGATTGAGTTAAATGAGAGGTACAGCGATGTAACCTATCGTATTATAATAACTAAATCTGCTAGAGGTGATACACCTACTATAAATACTTTATTTAAGGGTATGTCAGGTAATAAAATGTTAGATGAAATAAATTACGAACGGTATTCTGTAATATATCAGAAATGGGGAAAAATAAAAGCACCTCCTCTGTCTATGGGTAGGAATGCCGCACAAGACGCAACTACTACTGAACCATCAACAGGTATTTATTATAATGCTTCATCTGCTGATAATCGTTATTCAAGAGCAACACGTATTATTAAGATTAAGATAGATGGTAAAAAGTTCGCTAAAGAAGGTATCATTCAGTATGAAGGTCCTGCTAATGGCAACTTACAGAAATTCTTTGATTATAATGTGTTTGTATATGCTTATTCTAATTATAATACCTTAGCGCCTACGTCTCTTACAGCAGGTTATAATGTCTTAGCAGTTAATGACGCATATGTTAAACTTACTTATAAGGATATGTAAATTCTTTCTTTTATTTTTGTATCGATACATAAAAAATGCTTCGGTGGCTTGCCCTCAGTTAAAAATTTCTTATTATATTTATACTATCTCAAAGGATAGGCGAGGAGAAGAACAAAAAAGGTAAAGAATCCCCGCGAGACTATCATATGGAATACATTAGAGTCGTTATAATATATTCTTATGATTTTCGCCCCTGTAAATCATAAGAATATATTATAAGGAGCTGTAACTCTTATGTTATTCTATTTCGCGGAATATACCCTTTTATTCTCACGGCATACGGATTAGGATATATATGTATCACGGCATCCAGATAGACTCATTATTCAATCACGGCATACATATATACTTAAATTTTTAAATCACGCCGTACAGATTGACTTATTGTTCAATCACGGCATACAGAATAAATAATATTTGTATGGTTCTTGTCAAATATTATTTAAAAATCTTTCTAAAAATTTCCCAAATTTATTTTCTCCAGGTAAATATAGGAAGGAAAATATGGAAAAACATGGAGATGAGTATTATTTAGAGCAACGTATGATACATCGTGGTTTGGGAATG